CCGGGGTTCTCAGAATCTCAGCTACTGAGTATCCAAGCAGATTACCACCACGCACGTGGTACTGAGAATCAAGAGCAGGGCACTGAGAATCGAACATGGGGGGTATGAATTCAGCCTCGGCAGTCGATCGAATGTTTTATTTGCATCCGCCACTGGGCAGGCGGTACACTAGCCCCACCACCCCCGCTGGAGGACTACCCCATGCCCTACACGATGGCCGACGCCCCCAAGTACACCAGAAAGGCAGACACCAGCAAAGAAAAGCGCCAGTGGTCCGCCGTGGCAAACTCGGTGCTGAAGAAGACGAAGAATGAAGGCCGCGCCATTGCCAGCGCTAACTCAGTAGTTAAGAAGCGTGGCAAGTAAAGCAGTATTTATCCCCGCCCGGCACAACGACTGGGACTGGGCGCAGGTGCAGTACGAAACTACGGACAAGCCCACCGTGGACATAGCTACAGAGATAGGCGTCACCCCCACGCTGCTCATCTCCAAAGCGAGTAACAAGGGCTGGACGCGTAACAAGGGCAACCTCGTTGCCAAGATGACTGCGGACATGATCCTCGCCAACCGAGAGCGCATGGCCGAGGAGAAGGAGCGCAAGCTCGCGGTTATTGAGCGCGTCAATGCCGAGATGCAGGCCAACGTGCTCAGCACTCACCGCAAGGACATCAAGCAGGCACGCGACATTTGCTCAACTCTGATTGGGGACTTGGTCACCGTCACCCCCAGCGAGGACGACGACCCCCTGGCCACACTTGACACGAAGAGCCGCGTGCTTGGCCGCTTGGCCGATAGTATGAAGACGCTGATGCTCCTCGAGCGGCAGGCGTATGGAATTCAGGGTGTGTTTGAAGACCTTGACAAGCCGCCCCCCACCCCCACTGAGCAGGGACAGGTGGACGCTGTGATGAGCAAGTTCGCCGCCGTGCTTGCCAAGCGGATGGGTGGCGTAGAGGTGGTGAGCAATGACGCCGGAAATTAAAGCCGCGCTGCTGGCCGCGCCGTTCCACTCTATTTCAGAGTTCTGGCAGATACTGGAGGGTAGCTTCCCCACGGACCAGATTAAGCCCTGGCTCTCGCAGAATGATAGGTACTACCTCCTAGTTAAAACCCTGCACCGGCCGGATGCTATACACCCCTGGCTGTACGCCCGCACGCGGGAGGTAGAGGCAGCCCGCGACGGCTACCTCGACCTCTGGGCCCGGGAGCACTACAAGAGCACGATTATCACCTTTGCTGGCATTATCCAAGAGATAATTAACGATCCCGAAATTACCATCGGTTTGTTCAGCCACACAAAGCCAATCGCCAAGGCGTTTCTGCGCCAGATACAGAAAGAGTTTGAGAAGAATGAGGACCTGCGGGCGCAGTTCCCCTCTATCTTTTGGCAGAATCCAGAACGCGAGGCACCGTCCTGGAGTTTGGACAACGGCATCACCGTCTGCCGCAGCAGCAACCCCAAGGAGAACACCATTGAGGCTCATGGCCTAGTGGACGGGCAGCCGACGTCAAAGCACTTTGCGCTCATGGTGTATGATGACGTCGTAACTCGCGAGTCAGTGTCCACCCCGGAGCAGATTGCCAAGACCACCGAGGCTTGGGAACTTAGCGACAACCTCGGCACCGCCGGGGGGCGCAAGTGGCACATTGGCACCCGCTACTCGTACGCCGACACGTACGAGGAGATTATCAAGCGTAAGTCTGTGGTGGTGCGGCTGCACCCCGCCACGGCTGACGGCACCATTACCGGCACGCCAGTGCTCTTTACGCAGGAAACCTGGGACAAGAAGGTGCGGGACCAGGGCGAGGCTACCATCTCCTGCCAGATGCTGCAGAACCCCCTGGCTGGCCAGCAGCGCATGTTCAACGTGGAGGACCTCCGCACGTACGAAGTACGGCCCGAGGTGCTTAACGTCTACATCATGGTTGACCCCGCCCGCAGTAAGAAGAAGGGCTCAGCCAAGACCGCCATTGCCGTTGTGGGCGTTGACTATGCGCTCAACAAGTATCTGCTAGATGGCTTTAACCACAAGATGGACCTGCGCGAGCGCTGGACCCGCACCGCGCAAATGTTCCACCGCTGGAAGCGTGCCCCCGGCGTACAGAACGTAAAGGTGGGCTACGAGGCCTTTGGCGCTCAGGCTGACTTGGACTACTTTGCCGAGCAGATGCAGAAGCCCAACGAGGGCGGGCACTTCCCCATTGAGGAGCTTATGTGGCCCCGAGACAGCGAGGGCAGCAAGGTTGACCGCGTGCAGCGCCTGGGGCCTGACCTGCGCAGCCACCGCATCTACCTGCCCTACGACACCGAGGACGACAAGCTGACCGCCACGCAGCGCAAGATGCAGAATACCGGCTACGCGCACCGCATTGCGCGGCCAATCAAGCGCAAGGACGAGAGCAACCAAATCTACGACCTAAGTAAAGATTTGCGGTTGCAAGTACACTTCTTCCCCTTCGGCGGGAACAAAGACTTGGTAGATGCGTTCTCACGCATCTATGACATGGAGCCCCACGCCCCCACGTTGCGGGAAGTGGGCTACCTGGAGCCCGAGTACACCTAGCTGAGACTGCCCCCTTGCCCCCGCCCCTGCATGCCCACTACACTACGGAGCACGTATGCCCGCACCCACCAGCGCCACCACCCGCCAGATTACTAGCCGCGTAACCACGGGCACAATCAACTGGCAGCAGCTAGTTGAGCGTGCCTGGGGCAGCGAGTTTAGTGCGCCTGACCACGGCGCGTACGAGTTTGGCAACTCCCGCCAGTTTGACAGCACGGACCGTACCCGCTCCGGCATCTACAACCCTAACCTCGGCACGCCATGAGTAACATCAAAATCTCCCAGCTCCCCGCCGCTACGACCCCCGACGGCACCGAACTGCTGCCCCTGGTGCAGGGTAGCACTACCAAGCGTGTCGCGCTCTCCAGCTTATTGGCCGATGGTGACGGCGCTGCCTGGGTGGGGTTTATCCAGTCGGGTACAGGGGCGCAGACGCGCACGGCGCAGGCCAAGATGCGCGAGACGGTGAGCGTGAAGGACTTCGGGGCGGTTGGCGACGGGGTGACCGACGACACGGCGGCGATTGTCGCTTTGAAAAACTACGTCAACGCTCAAGGCGGCGGGTTTGTGCTTTGGCCGAAGGGCACTTATTACATAGCTCAGACAGGCGCACCGAACACGGTCAACATCGAATTTACAGACTGCGACGGATTGACGTTTGTTTTTGATGCTGGCGCAGAAATCAGTCTCAAGGCCGATTTTGTTCATTCGGCATCGCTTACTTCGTCAAACATTGTTTTTCGCAGATGCAAGAACGTGCTTCTGGAAAACGTCAAGACAAACGGCAACGTCAGCACAGGCACAAAGGTGGGGACCGAGCAGGGCGAGCATGGCCTGCAGTTTTTTGGGTGTCAGAATGTGACGCTAATCAACCCGGTACTGCACGACCACCCCAACGATGGCCTTTACATCGACCATCAATTCACGGCTGGAGTAATTTCTACGGAATCGCGCAATTTTGCGGTTATCAATCTCGACTCTTATAACAACGGTCGCCAAGGGTGCAGCATCATCGGGCTGTTCAACGGCACGTTTATTAACTGCCGTTTTCGTGACACGGGGAACACTGGATCGTTCGGGTCTTATGCTCCTGGCGCAGGTTTGGACATTGAGCCAAACGTAACTACTGGCGTGGTAGTACGGCAGCTTAAATTCGTCAATCCTCGCATTACGGGCAACGGGGGATCAATTTTTGCGTGTATCAATCTTGCGTCGCCAACTTACCCGTCCATCGCATCAACGGGAAATGTCGATGACATCGTTTTTGAAAACCCATACTTCGAGGTTGGAGCGTCTGCCTCTGGCTCTGATCAAATTATCTTTGCGGTAAAGAATGGCTCGATTACGGGCGGCACGACACGACTGACGACTGGCGCCGCAACAAACCCGCGCATCACACCTCTGTACTCAGATATGTTGAGCACAGTGAGCATAAAAGACCACGTTGTGTATGGAAAAAATCAATCATTGCTGGCGGTCAAAGACGCCTCCAGATCGATCTATGACCAGCAGGTCATCATCCGAGACTGTTCGTTTGTCAACGAAAACTCAGTAAGCAACGGCGGCGCCATCATGCTGCAGATGGATTGCGGCGGCGAATTTATCAGCAATCAGGTTTATTGCCCGAGTGCGGCCTATTCCACCGGGGCCGCCACCCGTGAGCTTGTGCGCGCCAGGAAACTGAATGTGGTTTCTGGGAACGTGTACACGACCAATATGACCACTGCTGGTCAGCAGTTTGTCGTGGACTACACGGATGCCGTTGTTGTGGAGAATGAGACGTATCCGAATCAGACCTATTTCTGGGCGAAGAATGACGCCGGGGCTGCGCTGTCTCCTCTGTACGGGCGTGGACAGAACGCGCCCGGAATGCAGATGACCCTTTACGATTACAGGGGTTCAGCCGCTTCCAATCTGTATTCTCGTCAATTCGCCAGTTACACGGTGCCTACAAGCGGAACATGGGAGCGGGGCGATATTGTGTGGCATTCGCAACCATCTGCTGGTGGAAACATTGGCTGGGTGTGTACAAGTGCCGGCACGCCAGGCACATGGAAGACGTTCGGCACGATTGCCGTCTGACCATGACCCCCCGCCCAGCACCCCACATCATCCGCTGGTTCCTCCGCACCTTCGGGCACGTAGGCATCACGCTGCGCGTAGCGCCACGGCACTAGCCACTAGGCCCCCGGCCCTGTTACACTACGCTCCATGAATTCTGCTGCTGACATTGCCACCGTCGAAGCCACCGCTGGAGACGCCGAAAATAGCCAGATGGAGCTCATTGCCAAGCTGGCAGCGCAAGTGCTCAGCAACCACTACCCCGCGCATGTGTGGATGGTGGGCTGGGCACCGGGCCGCACCCTGGTGGTGAAGAACATGGCGATTGACGACGGGCGCTACGGCTTTACCGTTGACGCGCACCGCGCCGCCACGGTTAGCGAGCTGGAGCGTAACGTAGTCCGCGCTGGTGGCGAGCTGCTTGAGCGCTGCGGCGTGCCCCGTGGCGCGTGGAATGGCGAGATGCTCACGCTACAGGACAAGTCTACATGATTTCCGACATCGCCAGAACCAACACTCCGCCCACTGCGCAGAACGGCAATCCGGACGAAGATACCGGATCTGACGAGTGGTTGTCCCGGGCGAGGAGCGCGTTCCGTAGCAGCACCAGCTATGTGGACGGCAACTGGCGCAAGGCGTGGGAAGATAGCATCCGTGCATTCAACAACATGCACCCGTCGGACAGCAAGTACAACGCCCCCGCGTACGACAAGCGCAGCCGCCTGTACCGACCCAAGATTCGCTCCGTAATCCGGAAAAACGAGGCTGCGGCTGCTGCCGCGTTCTTCAGCAATGTGGACGTGGTGAGTATTGGCGCGGGCGACCAGTCGGACAAGGCGCAGGTAGCCAGCGCCGAGGTGATGAAGCAGCTTGTCCAGTACCGGCTGACGCGTACCATCCCCTGGTTCCAGGTGGTGATGGGCGGCATACAAGACGCACAGACTACCGGAGTGGTGTGCGGGCACGTACACTGGCTGTACGACGAGCTACAGAACGTTGACAAGCCGCAGATCGATCTCATCCCCATTGAAAACGTCAGGTTTGACCCCGCCGCTAGCTGGATAGACGTAGTGGGCACCAGCCCCTACTTCATCCACCTGATCCCCATGCACGCCATGGACATCCGGGCAAAGATGGAGAGCGGCGAGTGGAAGACGCTACCTATCAGCCTTGCCACGGCCAGCAGTAACTTTGACAGTACGCGCATCGCCCGCAATGCCAACAAGGAAGACCCACAGAGCGCCGACACTCGCGCCCTTGGGGACTATGAAATTGCCTGGGTGCAGCGGCACATTCATCGTAGGGATGGCGAGGAGTACACCTTCTACACCCTGGGCGAGTACGGCCTGTTGACTGACCCCGTCCCACTCAAGGACGAGGTGTTTCACGGCCGTAGGCCCTACGTCATTGGCTCCTGCATTCTTGAGACGCACAAGCCCATGCCCAGCAGTGTGCCCACGCTGGCCCGGGGACTTGAGGACGAGATTAACGAGATTGCGAACCAGCGCATTGACAACGTCAAGTTCGCGCTGAATAAGAAGTGGTTTGCCAAGCGCGGTGTTGAAGTTGACCTAGCAGGCCTCGTCCGCAACGTGCCCGGTGGCGTTGTGATGATGAACGACCCCATCAACGACGTACGCGAAATTTCCTGGCCTGACGTTACCCAGAGTTCCTACATGGAGCAACAGGGTCTCGACATGTCGATGGACGAGTTGCTGGGTAATTTCAACCCCGCAGCAATCATGATGGCGGGCGCAGCCAACGCGCCCGCCCGCAACATGAGCATGCTCAACCAGAGCAATGGAACTCTGGTTGAGTATCTTATCCGCACATACGTTGAAACGTTCATCCAGCCCGCACTGCGGCAACTGATCTTGCTTGAGCAAGCCTACGAGACTGACCGCGTAATTCTTGGCCTTGCAGCTAAGAATGCCAAGCTGCTCCAGCGCTTTGGGGTAGACGAAGTTACTGATGAGCTACTCAACCAGGAAGTAACACTCACTGTTAATGTGGGGATGGGCGCTACGGACCCTGGGCAGAAGCTTCAAAAGTTCCTCACTGCGATGAATATGTACTCCGGCATGCTGCGCAACCCTGTGCCGGGTGTTAATATGGTGGAGGTTGGAAAAGAAATCTTTGGTCATCTTGGTTACCAGGATGGCAGCAGGTTCTTTACCATGGATAACCCTGAGGTTGCACAACTACAGCAGCAGCTCCGCGCAGCGATGCTTCAGCTACA